ACGAAATCGGAGTTTGATGCGGCGATTGCCTTGACCACGGTACCGAGCGTAGATATGGCAGCTATGGCCGATGAGGCCTTGGCTTTCATGCTTCCTCATGTAAATGAGGGGCTCAGCTTGGTTAACACCTTACTTGAGTTGAAAGATCTCAAGTCGTGGATGAGGGCGGGGACAGCGGTGGCAAGGATTAAGGGGCGGTATCTGGATGCGAAGGGTAAATACTTACCGAAAGGTATAGTACCCCATTCGCTTAAAGATGCGCCGTACTCTGATCCAAGCTTTAGGCTCCAGGGAGGTCGCACTAAGATGTTTAAAGACATTGCGGTGCGATTGACCGGAGCTCACCTCGAGTCGTCATTCGGCATAGTTCCGTTAATACGGGACATAGTTGATACGATGAACTCTCTTGAGAGACTCTCGTTTAAAATCGAGACTCTCAAGCGCTACGCGGGTAAACCTCAGGTTCGCCATTATAGGCGAGTTATCCCCAAATCTTCGGGGGTCCCTGAGGACAATGAGTGGAAGGTCTTGACAGCATTACAGCGGTCTTGGCCTACCCCGTTCCGAACGAATTCGGCGGGGTCGAGTAATCGTCCAACGGTCCTCCTTGACAGGAGAAGCCGTTGGACTAAACGTCCAATCTACCATGCCACGATGCGGTATATCTATACCGTCCCGGCTATGGGGGAAACTGAAGAATATATAAAGACGCGTCTGGATGCGTTGGGGGTCCGTTTGGACCCTTCAATCATCTGGAATGCGATCCCCTATACGTTCCTCATCGACTGGATAGCCGATGTTTCAGGTTTCTTGCAGTCTTTCGCAAGAGACAATTTCCCTATTCAAACGACCGTTACTGATTTCTGCCATTCATTGGCATACAGTAGCATGACGGAGTGTTGGGTAAGAGTACAGAGTAACGACATAGTGAATTATGTACCACCAGGAAACTGGTGGAATTTAACTCCTCCTATTGTCGTTCACAAAGTATTCCAAGCAACACGTTCGTACTACAATCGCGTTCGGCACACGCCGAATATCCACGCGATCACGACTAAGCGCCTAAAACTTAAGCAGGCTGCCCTCGCGGGTAGTCTCTTTGTTAATAAAGCGCTTGGTGGCAAAGGTAGAGTGCGCACTTCTGCGTCATTCTAACAACGCAACCTATCGTTGTTGGCCATCCCCCGGATTTGAAACCCGGGACAGCCTTAGTCAGCGATGGGGAGCATAACGTATAACCGCCTTGTACAAAGGCACTCACACATAATGCTAACCTCAGACTTGGTCGTTACCGATAGCGGTAGCGCCACAAAACCTGGTGCCGAGGGTGCGAAAACTT